CCATTAGCTATTAGATTATCAATTTTTCCTGGATCTATATTATTAACAGCTTCATCATATCTGGCATCAGTAAAATATTCCTTTCCTGTCGCTTTTGATTTAAAAGATCCCTGACCTACATGAATCCATTTTTCACCGTTATAAACTGTCCCTGATCCCTTATTACCAGGAATAAAGTCTCCTTTTTTAGGATCACCAAAATATGCAGCAATAAGTTCTTGCTTCTTGTCTCTAACAGTAAGTGGTGCCTTATAGTTATCTGGACGAGGTTCATAGACTTTTACTACCCTCTGTCTCGTATTTTTATAAGTTCTATATCTTCTTCCGTTTGAATCAGTGAAAGGAAATTTAGGTGCTACAGTTGGTTGAGCCATCTATCATCAGATTTTTAACTATTTAGTGCCATATTTATGGATTCTTTAGTTCCATATCCTTTTACGATTCGTTGACCTCTAATTTTATCGTAGAAATTCTCTTCTGTATCAGACCAGACATCTTCTTTTTGTATAGGAAATTGTAAACCATTCACATCTTTCACAAAGTCTTCTGTTGGTAATAAGATTGCAGTATCCCACTCGGTGGCAGCAAGATCAATCATCAATCCTTCTACATGTTGTTGTATATATTTGTGAAAGCATGACTTTGGAAAGTCTATTCTACCTTGCATTAATTTACTAGTAGCAATTAATCTCTTCTTTGGTTTTAAATAATGTAAGTTTGCTCCCCAGAACTGATTCTTCTCTGACTTGATAACATATACTAGAGGAAATTTGTCATAATATGGTAGATACTTTGATCTTGCACCATACTCAAACATATAAAGGTGTCCTTGTACGGTGTAACGACGAAGTTCGTTAGAGTCTTGGTCTTGTACAGCACCAATCTTATCGCTCTTCTCGTTTAATATATACTTGTCAAAATTCTTTCTGTAACTACTTGCTTCAGATTTTACAGCATTTCTGTACCATGTTAATGTTTTCTTTTGTCCTTGTGCTTTTGCGTTTATCTTTTCAAACAGAGTTTGATACCCCGCTTGTGTGGACACAGTATTCCTTTGAATAGTGCTAAATCCTGTTGCCATTGTTCTATACTCCTAGATGATCTTCGGTGAGAATCATAAAATTCATCTGCCTATCTTCACAGAAGTCTTCTGCAGCGTCCCACTTGGCACGGTTTTTAGCAAAAGTTAGTGCATCACGCTTATAGGCAGCAGTTTTTTTGTTTTTAACATTCGGTGGTTTAGTTTGTTTTTTGGGTTTTATCTCAATAATATACTTTGATATTTTTCCTGATCCTTCACGAACTTTGATATAAAAATCAGGAAAGTATCTTCTCACCTTACCATCAGGTGCTCTGTATGGTATAATAACTTCTTCACTACCCCATTCTAGTATGGATGGTTGGTTATCACAGAATACCATGAACTTCCGTTCCCATAATGACCTGTAGATAACCCGTCTTGCGTTACCACGGTACTTTTTAGGATTAATTGGTTTGTAAATCCCAGAGTACGCCATAAATATAATATGTTCCCTTATATTTATAAAACGTGGCAGATTTTATAAGCACATTCATAGAAGCAACTAATGACAAAGGAGGAATGTCTTTCTCCAATAGTTTTAAAGTTGACATCAAGGGTACTGGTGTAGCTGGCCTGACGGATGATAATAATTATGGTATGTCAGGTGAACCAATGTTTACTTTTCTATGCGATGAAGCACAACTTCCTAATGTTCAAGCTGCCACAGGTACATTGAAAGGGAGATACTTAGGTGAAGGACAAATAAATTATGCACACACAAGAGTATTTACAGAATTTCAATTATCATTTCAATGTGATGCAAATATGACACCATTAAAATATCTCAACGATTGGTTTGGTATGATTTTTAAAGAGATGCCCTCAACAGATGGCGATGGTATGAAATATACGGCCAATAGATCAAATCGTTTATCATATCCATCAGATTATTGTAGAGACATATACATTACAAAAACAGAAACAAGTGGTGAAAGTGCTGTTGGTAGAGAGTCATTATGTTATGTAATGGAGAGAGCATGGCCATTTGCAGTTGATGCAGTTCCATTACAGTTTGGTACAGCACAGTTAACAAAAGTAACAGCACAGTTCTATTATACAAGACATCATGTAATTAATAAAGTAAGTGGAGCGATGTCTGGAAATTATTAAAACCAAATTTGAATTTTTGATTCCATGAAAGTGGGAAAAAAAATCCTGAGTTTTTTTGTCTCAAAAAGTCGCTAAATATAAATATGACCTTGGAGTAAATATAATGGCGTTGCCAAAACTAGATTTACCAATTTATGAATTGGTATTACCATCAACAAAGAAGAAAGTTAAATACAGACCATTTCTAGTCAAAGAAGAGAAAGTATTGTTAATTGCACTAGAAAGTAATGATGAAAAAAATATTACAGAAGCAGTTGTACAATTATTGAAGGGTTGTATTCAAACTAGACTAAAAGTAGAAAATTTGTCTATTTTTGATTTAGAGTATCTTTTCTTAAATATTCGTGCTGTATCTGTAGGTGAGCAAGTAGAAATGAAGATAACTTGTACAGACGACAACAAAACAGAAGTTGGGTATACTTTGAATTTGCAAGATGTAGTAGTTAATTTTCCAAAAGGACATACTAACAAAATCATGCTAACTGACACTACTGGTATCATAATGAAATATCCATCATTTAGTAGATTTGTAGAATCTAATTTTACAGAAAAAGAAGTAGATCAAGAAAATGTTCTTAAAATTATTGCAGAAAGCATAGATCAAATATTTCAAGGAGATGAGGTATTTGATGAATCTACAACATCTTCAAAGGAATTTCTACAATTTGTAGAAAGTTTGACCAATGAACAATTATCAAAAATACAAGAGTTTTTTGAAACTGCTCCTAGATTACAACATACTTTTAAGATTAAAAATCCAAATACTGAAGTTGAATCTGAATATACCATATCAGGACTTAATAATTTTTTCGGATAGCCCTCTTCCATAATACGCTAGAGGGATACTACAAAACTAACTTTGCTTTGATGCAACATCATAAATACAGCTTGAGCGATCTTGAAAATATGATGCCTTTTGAAAGATCAGTCTATACTACATTATTAATGCAATACCTAGAACAGGTAAAACAACAACAAGCACAACAACAAAGATAATGGCAGCAGGAACAGTCGGTTACACAGATACTAGAGGTAATAAAGATTACCTTAGTATGATTGCGTCTCAAATTAAAAATAGAGTGACCGAAGCATCTGATATGGCAAATGAGGAACGTCAGTTTGCAGAAGATAGAGCAGAAGCTGGTGGAACATCATTAGACGAAGCAGGAATAGGTAAAGGTTTCTTTTTTGGGAAAGCATTAGGTAGTAAATTTGGTGGAGATGCAATTGCTAAAACTAGAGGTAGATTTGCAAAGACTCCAAGTGCAGGAATAGATCCTCGTGGAACCGCAGCATCTAGATTCCGTGGAGGATTTGATTACAACGTAACTAATGTAGATTTAGGTGGTGATGGATCCAGTCAAAATGGGATGCTTGCAAATGCAGTTGTTACTGGTTTTCGTGGTGTAGAAGATGCTACAATGCAAGTCTCACAAGCACTTGTGAAAATAGATGAGACTCTTAGTGGATTAGAAAGAACACAAGTGAACATGGCAAGAGCGATCATGTTCCAAGGATATATGATGGCAATGTTGCAAAGAGAGCAACAAAGGGCATCTGGTAGAGATTCTTTAAGAAGAGAAGAAAGGTCTATAGAAGGTGGTGGTACTAGAAGAATAGGAGGAGCATCATTTGGTGGTCCTAGTGGTGGTCGTGGAATGGTTAATGTGACAGGTGGTGGTGGAATGGGCGGTATTCCAAATGTTGGTGGTGGCGGTAGAAATGCTGCATTGTCAAGATTGGATACTCTTCAAACTACTGCAAAAATTGGTGCGAATACAAAAGGACTACAACAAGCAGCAAAATTGGGATCTAATGCACGTTCTGCTCTTAGTTTAAGTAAAAATTCTCTTAAATACTTTTCCAATAAAATTGATACTGTATCTTTTTGATAACGATGTAAATATATCAAAGCATTAAATGATCCTTTAGGACTAGAAAACATCCAATAAATA